GGCGTAGCTCGACCTATGGAAAGATCTTGGTTCCCAAACAACAAATCTTCCAAATCTTGAACAGCTTCTGCACGAAACTTGCCATAACGGTGCCAAGAAAATTGACAAAACTCATCGTCACTAGCAGAGTCACAATCATTAATATGCCGTAAAACAGCCGACCGATCTCCGAAAATATCGATTGCCTGTCTATAGTTGAAGGACAAAAGCCCGGACGGCAACGAATGATAAGATTGCTCCGTGACAAGGAATCTCTCAAGGAAAAGCTTGGCAAAAGGCCTGTAATGCCTAAACTCGTAGGCGTAGGATAGAGACTTCCCAGCAATATACGCCTGATGCGCGATATCATTGGGATTGCCTCTGGCGTTAAAACGTCCTAGTGCCTTACCGAGTTTAGGAATCATCAGGTGACCGCGACAAGTTGGCACGAAAACACGGGAAAGAAATTCACAATCGACCAAGGCAGCACGAACGTGCACCTTGGCTTTCATGCAAGCTAACTTTGCGAAATGGTCGTAATCGCGCCGGGCACGCCGTGGCAATCGCCCGTTGGTAATGCGCGCTAGCATATCGTCACCTAACACTAGCGCACGACAACGGATGCCAAAGCGACGTGTCCACGAGAAGAAGATAGAAGAATTCCAAATGGAGTTGCGAAATGTGGTAGACGTGGAACCAGATGGAAGTTGATACCGCAATTTGGCTTTAACACCAAATTTTCGAGACTGAGCAGTGTAAGAATTTGCCTGGAGTATGCACCCGGCAAGCCAGGAAGGCATACCCAGCCGGACTGCCCATCGGTATTCCAATTGACCCACATCTTTGGGTTGTAACTTGTCATTCGCAGAGAAGTCCGCTTCAATAAACGGTCCTTCCCCTTCAACCAAATGGACGAAGTTCTGGGGAACCTCACCATACGCGATTTGCACTGTTGCGTTATGGTCTTGAGAGGCATCGACTTGAGCTGAAGAGACCAACCTCTTCAAACACTCTTGTATAATTGGCCCGGATAGAGCATTGTGTAAATCAGTGGATGCATTAACAATGCGTCCTGCCCAATCCGGCTCATGCCTCTTCATTAGGAGCTCACACTTCTCGAACACATCTTTCGTTGAAAATTCAGAGTTCGTGAAGGAAGCAAAACGATCCAATGCGCGAATTAACCTGCGCTGTTTGGGTGGCTCAAACTGAGTGACCCAGACATCAAAAAGGTCCTTACTCCACTCTATGTGCGGGAGTGGTATAGGCACCATACGTTTCATAAGCCGAAGAGAAGACTTAATGATATATGGATCGGCCCTATTTTCAGAATGGAAATTGCAGCGTTTATTGAAAGCTGCCAAAAAGGACGAGAACGTTCCGTCGGTCAAAACGGGGTGATTGTCCTCGAAAAGGGGACCAAGTACTGTCTCCCTCTGATAACGGGACAAGGCCCGTTGCTCGTCCTTTAAGGCGGAACGCTGAGGATTAGCATCCATCCTTACTTGGGGCGTAAGAACAAAATTTTGGCGCAGTTGAACGCGTTGGCCGAGCCGCCATGGTTCTCGTGCGCCTCTGTGAAGCAGGCCGCCGTTGACCATGGCGGCTGTGTTATTTGTAGGGTTTAGGGTTTAGGGTTTGGTTAAT